ACACCAATTAATAATTTAGAAATTGAACAATCATTGTTAGATAGATACAATAATCAATTTGACAACAAATTAGTTATTGAAACTAAAGAAGCTGAAAAAGGAGCTAAAGAAGAAGCTGGAGAAGAAGCAGGAGAAGAAGCAGGAGAAGAAGCTGGAGAAGAAGCTGGAGAAGAAGCTGGAGAAGAAGCTGGAGAAGAAGCTGAAGAAGAAGAAGCGGAAGAAGCGGAAGAAGAAGCGGAAGAAGAAGCGGAAGAAGAATGTGCGTCTGACAGAAATTCTGATAGGGATTCAGAATGTGGTTCTGATGAAGAAGATGAACTAACTGATTTAACAAATATTGATTGATAACATCATGTTTTTTTTATATATAACAAATACTATTTTAATATCTTTTTGCACGTTTAGATGTTCTTTTAGATATTTTTTTAGATGATTTTTTAGATAATTTTTTAGATGTTTTTGTTCTACTTGATTTTTTTTTAGCAACTGAATTACGGATATTTTCGAGATCTTCTTCCAATTGTTTGTATGAAATACCACCAAAATCTGAAACAAGAAGTTTCTTGTCAACTAATTTAACAAGTTTTTCAACTGTTGTCATTTTGAATGGATGTTTTTCTAAATCATCCGCCATATATCTTATTGAAACTCTCCATGTATCTTTAGAAGTTTTACCGACATTACCTTTATCGTCAATATTGTTAATTGCAATACTAATAGAAAAAACGTCATCATTTTTTTTTAATCCGTCTTTCTCAACAACCAATGTGATAACTGCTACTCTTCTGCCTGCGTATTTTTTAGGATTTTTTTTTATGACTTCTTTAATTTCGTCGCGTTCTTTTTTAATAATTTTAAATGGTTTAACATCAGGAAAAACACAAAATTGTTGTATATTTTTTTTATCAATCATATTTTTTAATATATTTAAATATTCGTCCATATATTATAATTATATATTAACATTACAAAATAATTATTAGTGAATCACCATAATATTGATTAATATTATGGTTAACTATTCTTATTTTTTTTTAGATGATATTTAATAACAATGATGTATAAAAGAACTGGAGTAATACCCTCCTGGACTTGCTTTACTAGCAGCTCCTTCATAAATTTTAAAAACAATTAATCTTTTTTCTAAAAAAGATGCAATATTTTGACCTGTTTTGGTTTTTAATTCATATCTTTTAGATCCATCCGCTGTTTTAACAACTTTAGACACAACACCAACTTTACCTACAAGTTTTATATGAGTATCAGGTGCAGTTACAATTTGCAATTCATCGCCCACTTTGTAGTTTAAATTGCCATTATAATTAATCAATTTAAGTTCATTTAATGTATATGCGTTCCAAGATGCATCTAATAATTGAACCAATCCTCGATCAATAACAGATTTGAAAGATTCAACAACTTTAATACGTATTTGTTTACTTATACGATGTAATGGAATTTCTGATTTTTGTAAGTTGCGTTCTTGTTCCGTAAATATTCTCTCATAATAATCCATTTTTGTGTTTATTTCTTGTTTAAAAGCGTTGAGAGCAAAAACAGTCCAATCATTTTTATTAAATGCTTTAATTCCTTCACGAGTAAAACCAAACCATAAATCAGGATGGTCATTAATAGATATAAGCCATTGTGCTCCATCAGTATTATATACGTTAATATCCCTATCAGGAGTTAATTGAATAGTTTTATCACCAAGTTTTTGGAATAAAACTTCAATACCAGATGATGCACACAAAATTTTATAATTAGCTGTGTCTTCAATATCAGAAAAATCGTGTAAAGTATATGAAAATCTTTCAACAGATCTAACATCCACTTGCATTCTTTTAAGATATGCAATTAAACGAATGAATCGTAAACAATCTGATTCAAAATGTCCAGCATTAATTAATCTAACAACTTGGTCAAATGTTAAACTATTTCCAACATTTTTTTTAATATAGTCATTAATGAAAACACTTCTGGTCCATGATATTTTTTTCAAATCAATAGAGGCTCCTCTAACACTAAATGATGATACATTTTCTGGAACAGCAATTGGAACTGGCGGCCGTTGTATTGGTCTATCTTTACCCATATAAACAATTTGACGAACCACTCGTTCAATATATTCTATTGTAATATCTACTATACGTAACTTTAGCTCTTGTAAATAATTATCAGATTGTTGCTGCAAGAATGGTTCAATATATTCCCTATATGATTTTATTAAATCAGATTTTAGATTAATACCTATTTCATCAATTTGGGTTGTATGATATTCACTATATACCGTAGCATCTCTTTGTTTAAACATAATATATATTGATAAAAAATCAATAATTAATTGTTTATGTCTTTCAAACATTTGACTTATATCAAGATTTGGTTGTTTAATGACCACTACTGGTGCGGCTGCTGATGCTGCTATTTGAGCGGCTGTTGGAGCGTCTATAAATAGCTCGGTCAAATCTGGTAATGATGATGATGCTGATGCTGCGGCTGCTGAATCTGATTCCATAATATGTATATATATATATATATATAATAATAAAATATATTTTTGTGATTGAAAAAATTGATTTTTATATTAATTAATAATATAAAATATAACAATAATTATATACAGTATAATGCAACAATCTAATTCTAATTCTAACTCTGATTCTAATGTTAATATTAATGTTGATGTTGATGAACAATTAAAGATGTGTAATAATGTTATTGATAAATATGGTGAACTATTAAATAAAATTAATAATGAGGAACAATCTAATAATTCTAATAATTCTAATAATTCTAATAATTCTAATGGTTCTAACAGTACAAATAATATGTCAAATTATAGATTTTTACACCACGTAATAAATCAAACAGATGAATTATGTAAAGCGTCAATAAAAATACATGGAGGAGCAGTTTTACAATTTGTTCGTAATCAAACAGACGAATTATGTAAATTTGCGATAGAGAACGATAGATTGGGAAATGTATTAAAATATATCAGGAATCAAACACACGAATTATGTAAGCTTGCGATTAAACATAATCCAAATAATATCCAGTATGTACAAAATAAAACATATGATTTATATAAATATGCAATTGGATATAGTTGGGATGTATTGAAATTAATTGGGAAACAAACAGAAGAGATCTGTAAAAATACTTTACAAATATATGGAGATGCATTAAAATATATTGATGAATATAGTCAGACGGAAGAAATATGTAAATTAGCGGTTCAATCGAGTGGTATGGCTCTACAATATGTGAAAGTTCAGACGGAAGAGATATGTTGTTTAGCAGTTCAAAACAATGGTTATGCTTTAAAATATGTAATAGTTCAAACACCAGAAATATGTAAATTAGCAGTTCAACAAAATGGTTTTGCTTTACAATATGTGAGAATTCAAACAGATGAAATATGTAGATTAGCAGTTCAAAAAGATGGATGTTCTTTAAAATATGTTATAGACAAAACAGATGAATTATGTAAATTGGCCGTTGAGTCAGATGGTATTGCTTTAGAATATGTTGATAACCAAACAGATGATATTTGTAAAATTGCTGTTGAGAATACGTGGTGTGTTCTACAATACGTTAAAGTTCAAACGGACGAACTATGTAAAATTGCGATAGATGGAGCAGATGAATGTTACAATATATTAACATCGATAAAGAGTCCAAGTTATGATATCTGTAAATTATTAATAAATAAATATCATGGAAAACATAAAAATTATGAATTAGATATTGAATCCAAATTATTGCAATATGTATCAGAACAGACTGATGAAATCTGTAAATTAGCTGTTGAATCGTATCCTTATTCAATTAATTTTGTTAAAAATCAAAATGAAGATCTATGTAAATTGGCAGTTCAAAAGGATCCATTTTCATTACAATATATTAGAAATCAGACGAGAGATGTATGTATGATGGCTATAAGAAGAGATCCATCAACATTTATATATGTAGATAATCAAACAGAAGATATTTGTAAAGTAGCAGTGAGTTTAGATGGGAATAATCTGGAATATGTAAAAGTCCAAACCGATGATATTTGTAAGCTTGCGATTTTTAATTGTGTTGATTCATATAAATATGTAAATAATGTGACCCAAGATATAAATAAATTATATGCTCTCAAGAAGATGAAAGTTATAAATTAAATAACATTACAACACTTTTTTTATAAAAAAATAAACTAATCATATATGGACCTGATTGCAACAACAGGATTAAATCGAACTTTTTTTTTAGATACAGATAATAATTTTATGCTGGATTCAAAATCAGATTCAGATTCAGTTTCAGTTTCAATATATGGAGGATCTAAATTAATATTTTTTAATATATTTTGTTTTTTTATTATTAGATTCATACATCGTGCAATTTCGGATGCAAAACATAACATTAATTTGTCAGAAGATACACCTAATGAGTTGGCTTTAATATTTAGATATTCAAATTCTTTTTTTCGTGCATATGGTGATAATCTGTTTAACAATGTTTCATAATATTTATTTGGATCTATATTACATTTCAATGCATCTTCAACATATTCTTTATATATTTTTGTTTTAAAATTTCGTCGGTCGGTAGAGGTTATTAAAAACGCAACCAATGAAATTTTAATAGACGTTATATATAATGGTTTATATAGTTCAGCAGCCAATAATGTATCGTCAATTTCTTCAATATTTTGACGATTAAATGGTTTATTATCATATAATAAATTGGATTGTAGAGCCATTATAATATAATATATTATATTATATTGGTTTTATATATATAAAAATTGATATTTAATTGTATTATTCATATAACTAAATAACAATAAATATATTAATGGCAGCAATTAGAAGGAGATCATCATTTAATCAACCATTACAAGTGCCATCAAGTGTAGCAACTTTTTTAAATTTAAATCCAGATGAACCATTAAAAAGAAGAAAAATAACGGAACTATTATATAGACATATTAAAAATAATGGATTAATAGATCGTATTGATCGTAGATTAATGAATGTTACACCAGAAATTAGAACACTATTTTTAATGAGAGAAGGAGAGGAGTTAAGATTTGAAAATTTTCAACATTATATTTCTCGTATATATAGACATCATGGAATAACAACTAATATTAATCAAACAAATGATTTTATATATGAAGGAACAAACAATAATTTGAACCAAGAAACAGTTATAACTCGTCCAATTAAAGTGTCGAGGCGAATACCATTGATTGGTTTTAATCAACCAACTAAAGTACCATTAAGTTTAGCAACTTTTTTAAATTTAGATCCATCTGAATTAATACCAAGAACACAAATAGTAGTATTATTATATGCATATATTAAAAATAATGGATTAATAGATCGTATTGATCGTAGATTATTCACTCCTACACCAGAAATTAGAACACTTTTTTTAATGAGAGAAGGAGAGGAGCTACGATTTGAGAATTTTCGTCATTATGTTTCTCGTGTATATAAACATCAGATGTCTCTTGATATAAATAATGATACTGATGAAGATACAGTTCAGAATATAGTTCAAAACCCTGTTCGTAATTTGACTAGTGGTTCTGGTAACCATATATGTGCTATTTCAAAAAAATTATTAAATTGTAAAAACCAATATACGGATGATGAAAATGAATATGATGATGATTATTATAAAGATATAGAAAATGAACATTTTGAATCCGAAACAGAAGATGATTATGATTTAAATTTTTAACATATAATATTGCAACTAATTAAAAACAATGATAGAAGAAATCAGAATTATTATTAATATATTTTTTTTTATAAGCACCACCATCTAATGGTTCAATTGTTAGACCAGTTATTTTTCGTAATAATGGTGCTGTAAGTCCATATTCAGTTCTGTCAGAAAAGACAACATCATATTTACTAATACCATCTTGGTTTATTGTTATTGTTTTAATAGTCCCAGTTTCGCCGGTTCGTAATAATCGAACCGTATCTCTAATATTTAAATCACCGTCTGGTTGTTGAGGTGGTGCCGACATGGCCCATTGTAGTTGTTGATGTGGTGTTGACGTTGTAGTTAAACCAACAGGCATTTTCTCTAAGAATTCTGCTCTCACCATATAGGTATCATCTTCTCCGTCGCGATTAATATGTCGAACCTCATAAAATAAATGACCAGAATTGATGTCTTCAAATATTTCTTGAATAGTCCCGATATTTTCGTTTAATTTAATTTTAACCGTATCTCCAAACCATAATCCACGTGATTTTTTCTTACCAGTTGCGGATCTATCTAGTTTTACATATTCTTCTACTGGTGTCATAGGTAGTGGTTTTTGAGATATAATTTCATATGTATTAGGATCAATAACAATTGTGTCAGATGATTGTACGTGTGTTTGTGCGTGTGCTTGTTCAAGTTCTACTTGATGTGGATGATCCCTAATAAAGTCCTGAGGTTTTAATAATCGTCTATTTGGACGCATTGATTGATTAGGTGGATTAAATAGATCAGATAAAGCCAAAGCACTTTTTCTATAATCTTGTCTATAAACATCGACAGCACGGTCTGGATGATCTATAGGTAGAGATGGTCTTGGGAATTGATAAACTAAATTAAATCTTTGAATCATTCGCTCAATACTAGACGCAAAAGAATATCCCCAATCAAATAAATGTGGATTACCAGAATAATAACTACTAATAAGTTTAACGATAACTTTAGGCAATGGATTAGGATTGTCTCCACCGTCGTTTGGATTCATCAATTTTAAATCATCTGTTTTAATTAAAACAGGATCTTCAGAGTAATATTCAGAAATAATTTTTACAATATTTATTGGTAGTTGTTTAGATGGGCCATCATCTGATGATGTATATGTTAGATCTGTTAATTTTTCAAGAACAACAGATTTACTAATACTTAATTTAGAAATAATATGTGGTTCAGGATCAGTAATTGCCGCTAATAATCCATGATTATATGGTTTTGTATCAAACGTCATGCGTCGTATATCAATATCAGATGAATGTAATTGATGAAAATATTGGGATACATAATACACGCGTGTACGACTAATTATTAAATATATATCAATATATCTAAATTTAACATCATAATTTTCGCCAATATTTTCTATAACTTCAAATCGGAGACACATATTATGATTTTCATTAGAATTAATTCCATATTTGTATTCGATCGGTATTGATTTTCCAATTAATTTTGCGTATATCATTACTCCTTTTAATAATTTGTCGTCAGTTAAGTGACTATTTCTAACATGTGTTATCTCTTCTTCCAGAGGATTGCTGTTGTTTGTTCCACGTGATTCAATAAATAAAAATAATTTATATGTCTTGCCAACATCAAGATTTTCTTGATCAATTGATCTATGTATTTTATGATCCACATATGTTGCATGTTCAGCAACAAATTTAACTAATTTTTTTAATTCAACTAATCTTTCAATATCTGGACGTATCATCGGTATCAGTTTAATATTTTTGGTTTTTAATAAATTAATTACTGATCTAATATTTGGTATAACTGAAAATAAATCTATTTCAAGCTGCACTAGGTCAATATTTCTAGTTCGTAATAACATAAGCGCCTTTGCATATATACCATAGTGATTTGTTTGGAACATATCATCTAATGGACGAATTGCGTTTCTTAATTCTTCCTCAAATATAATTACTTCTGGATATGTTGTATCAATATGATCTTCGATCGGATTCAATAAATTAGTATTAGTGCATGTCTTACATAATGGATTTAGTTTTAGGCCATTACATCTACATAAATCTCTCCTATATAATTCTTTCATTTTTTCAAAAGCATATATTATTTTTTCTCCAGGGTCCATAAATTTCATAAACTCGGGTGGTTTTAGAGATTCAGGCAAATCCTTAAAAAATTGAGGCGAATCATTCATCATTAACACACTTCCAAGTGCAGCTTTCTCATCATCATCCTTAGGGGGGTTAGACGCTGATGACGGTTTTCTAACACTATCATGATTATCGTAATAAATTATAAATATTTGTCTGTCAATTTCTTCATCATCTGAAAAAAAATGTTGTTTTGTTAGAGAACTTGCATGTAAAAAAGGGGTTTCAGATGCTGCTGATGGTTTTACAGGAGAACTTGTACAGCTTAGATCACTATTTACTTCTAAACATTCTTTAGATTCTAAACGGTCTAAATTAAATACATCTTGAAGTGATTTTTTTTCTGATATAGGCTGAGGATTTATGCGTCTTTGTGGAAATTCTATAGAATCTAATTTTTTTATAAAAGGCGTTCGTGTGCCTAAAAGATGAAAAACACCATCACCTGTATGTCTCAGAGGTAAAAAACGATACCTATTAGGAGTATCATATCGTAAATATGAATAATCATATAAAAATATTGGATTAGTGATTCGTTGTGGATTTGAGTCTAGTATTTCTTTTGTTTCTGCTTCTGTTTTAGTACCAATTTTTATTAGTCGATTTTTGTAAATAAAAATTATAGTACACAAACCGTCTAGAACGGTACTATTAAAAATAGTACTATAATCATATTCTCCATATATTTTATCAACTTTATATGACTTTTTCAAATCTTCTAATGTGATGACATATTTATATTGGATATTTAATGCATGTTCAACTGCTCTGAAAAAATTATCTTTATCTTCTTTCAAAAAATATTTATCATTTATTTCCTTTACGTTTAATAATAGGTTACTACTAAAAGATGGTTCTAAATCATCAGATGTAATTGGCTCAAACGGAAACATTAATTTAATATCTCTAACTAATCTGAGTTTTTCTTTTTCATACATATCTGGATATTCTAAAAACGAAGGCTGATTCATTAATATTTTTAATGGTACATCACTCAGATGATTTTTATATTCTTCTATAACATGACCTATTATATCATTAAAAGATGGTCTAATTTTGAGTGGATATAATAAATGTTGATCTCCTACTTTGTACCATAAAATCATATCAGGTAGTTTATGTAACATTGTTGTTAATGAATCAATAATATGGGTAGATGATTTAACAATCTCAATACTGAATGATTTAAGAAATCCAATTAAGAAAAATAACATCATTTTTAAAATAATTAATGGAAACGGATTATAACTCATATATTTTGATTGACTTGTGATGTCTAAAAAATATTTGATAATATTTCTAAATCCAGACATTTGTAATATCATTGTTTTATTTCTATTATCAAATAAATGTTGACGTTGTTCATTACCATACATGGTGTTTGTTGCGAAAAAGACGTATTTTTCGAATTTGATTTTTAATGCGATGAGAGATGGAATTTGTGAAGCATATAAATCCCCTATTACGATTTCACCTAATTGCCATGAAACTGAACGTTGAAATTCAGTTATTTTTTTTTGAAATACACTATATTCCATTTCGTAAAACTCATTATCTGTATCGCTTGCTCTTTCGCTTGCTCTTTCGCTTGCTTTTTCGCTTGTAGCAGACTGACTATTACCCATTAATATATATATATATATGTAATAAAAAAAAAATGATTTATTATACCATTGTAAATTTATTGATAATTATAATGGTATAAATTTATGATTAACGAAATTGTGATTGATAAGGAATAAATGGACTAAATATTGATGAAAAGAAATGGTTTGTTAGTATATAATATTGCAACTAATTAAAAATTAAAAATTAGAAACAATGATAGAAGAAATCAGAATTATTATTAATATATTTTTTTTTATAAGCGCCACCATCTAATTGTTCAATTTTTAGTGCTGATGTTGATCTAGATGGTTGGTGTCGACGTATAATTTCAAATGTTGTATAATCTAGAATAATAATATCTGATGGTTGTGCTTGTACTTGTGCTTGTGCTTGTTCTCGGACTAGTTCCGTTTTTTGTTCCAATTCTTGATTAAATGGATTTGACATACTAGATAAAGTTAATGCGTCAACAGTGCATCGATTTATTGGTTGAGCTGGAACTCCGTATCTAGAATAATATGAACATAAATCGCCAGAATAATATATACGAATTGTTTCGATGATATCAGGGGGTATTGGTGGATTACCTTTGTGTATTGGGTCTTCTGGATTCATCAATAGTTGATGATCAATTTTAATATTAATAGGATCTGCAGAATAATAATCAATTATGATTTTGATAATATCTTTTGGTAGTTGTGCTGTCAAATTAGACGAAGATTGATATTTTAGATCCATTAACTCTTTATTAGCAAATGATTTACTAATATATAATTTAGAAGCAATGTGTTCTTCAGCATCCGTAATTAATGCATACAAAAAATAATTTTTAAAAATAATTTCATTTGGGTTAGGTGGGTTAGGAGAGGGGGTGTATTGGGTAAGGGAATGTTCATATAATTCATGAAAAAATTTAGATACATAATATGTGTTTTCATAATTACCGTCATCATATGTTCTAAAATGATATCCCGTATCCATATTGAATGCTATATATATATCAATATATCTAAATGTAATATGTTTGTTTTCACCCATATTTTCTATAACATCAAATCGTAGACACATATTATGATTTTCAATTATATGGCTAGAGTATCCATATCTATGTTTGAGAGTCATTGATTTTCCAACTAATCTTGCGTATATCATTACTCCGTTTAGTAATGGCTTCCTCTGACTAACACCATGGATTTCCATATCTTTATCATCGAATGATTGAGGTGATCCTGCTTCAGTTCTATCAATAAGATGACTCTCAATATATACAAATAATTTATATACTTTGCCTATTTCAAGATTTTCTTGATCAATAGATCTATATATTTGAGGATCCCTATATACTGCTTTTTCAGCAACACATTTAATTAATTTTTTTAATTCAACTAATCTTTCAATATCTGGAATTACTTTTGGTATCAGTTTAATATTTTTGGTTTTTAATAAATTAATTACTGATCTAATATCTGGTATACCTGAAAATAGATAATCTTTAAGCAGTCTCATATCAACATCTCTACATAACAACATAACATATACATTAAATGGAATTGACACAAAACTAAACTCATCCCGGTAGTCTCCATATTTTGGTACTGGTTGGTTCTGGATAATGTATCTTAATTCTTCCTCAGATATAATTGCTTCTGGATATGTTTTATCAATAACATCTTTCATTGGACTCGGTAAGGTAATACATTTTTTACATAAATTTTTCCTATAAAGTTCTATCATCATCCTGTAAGCATATACAATTTTATCACCTGGATCCATAAAATTCATAAAATTTGGGTCTTTTTGAGATTCAGGTATTTTATCAAAAAACTGATGCGCATCTTTCATCATTAAATTTTTTCCCCAAGCAGCTTTTTCATTATCATCCTTAGGGACTAAAGGAGTAGACATCGGATTTAGAACACTATCATGATTATTGTAATAATGTATTAATATTTCCTTTTCCTCTTGTTCTGAACCAGAAAATAAATAATGGGTATCATCTGTGAATTCTGATGATGTAAGTTCTTTAGGATGTAAAAATGGAGTATCGGTTAATGTTGCTGCTGCTGCTGCATTTCTTGGTTGTAAACTTGTAGTATCATCAAAGACTTGATAAGTTGATGGTGCTGCTGATTGTGCTGGTAAAAATGATGATGACAATGATTGTGGTGATACATTTCTTTGTATTATATTTTTCATCCTAAATGATTCTTTTATATGTTCAAAACCAATTTTTTCTTTATCTTCTTCTTTATCTCCAACATTTTTGTGACTTTGAGGTAAGGCATTATAAACTCTTAATGAATCTATTTTCATTAACCTTTCTCCCATTCTCGCTCTCTCATCATCATCCTGAGGGTTTGGGTGAGCAGCTTCAGCATTTTTATGCATAGGATGTTCATTGTAATAATTAATAAATATTTGTCTATCTTCGTTGAATTCATTTGTTGATAATATATTGTCTAAATTCAAATCTTTTTTAGGCGGAGAATTAAAGCATCTTAACATAAAGTTCATTCTGGAATCTAATATAGGATAATCATGGGGGGAGGCTAAAATATGAAAAGTATCATTACCAATATGGTCCAGAGGTAAATAATAATTACTATTAGTTAGTTCAGCTGAATAATCATATAAAAATATTGGTTTAAACATTTGCGATGGATTTTCGAGTATTTCTTTTGTTGGGTTTCTGAATTGTGTTTGTTCACCGATTTTTATAGAAATCGATCCAGCCGAATTTAGATGTAAAATAACCACAGTATATCCAAATTCTGTCAATACGGTGTTGTTAATGATGGCTGCATAATTATATGGCTGATCTACATGTACCTCGTCAACTTTATATACCTCTTTCAAAAAATCTACTGTATAATCAAAATTTGTGTCATCTTTGTATTTAGTTTTTAATACTCTACTAACTGCTCTAAAAAAATTATCTTTATCTTCTTCCAAATAATATTTTTCATTTATTACATTTACATCTAATAAGATATTATCACTTAAATATGGTATAGGGCCATCAGATGTTATTGGGACGAACGGATAATATAAATTAATATTTCTAACCAATAAGAGTTTTTCTTTTTCATATATATCTGGATATTCTAAAAACGAAGGCTGATTCATTAATATTTTTAATGGTATATCACTAATATGATTTCTATATTCAGTAATATGACGTGTTAAATCATAAAAAGATGGACTACATTTGAGTGGAAATAATAAATGTGTATCTTTCACTTTGTGAAATAGAATCATATCAGGCAATTTTTGCAACATATCTGTCAATTGAACAATAATATCAGTGACAATTTCAACATTCTCTAATGATTTAAGAAATACAATAAAGAAAAATAATTTAAGTTTTAATCTAAGTAGAATTCCCAAATTTAGTTTAAACCTAGCAGTATGACTAAATACCAAATAATTAATAATGTCAGTTGTATCTTTAGGAAATTGTAATGTTATTGTTTTATCTCTGTTCTCATATAAGTCAAGACGTATAATATGTTTTTGTATAACAAACTCATCTATCATACTATATATTTCATCTGATAAATTTTGTCTATATTCTGATATTATTTGTATTGATCCTAGTTTAGAATCTATTAATTTACTAAATTGAGTTAATATTTGTTTAAACATATCATATTCCATTCCCGAAAAATCATAATTTATATCGATTACTCTCGCACTTGCACTCCCTGTATCGGACTGACTATTACCCATTATATATATATATATATATAATAAAAAAAATTGATTTATTATACCATTGTAAATTTATTGATAATTATAATGATATAGATTTATGATTAACGAAATAATTGTTGATACAAGGAATAAATGGTATGGTAAATTAATTGAAGACAAATCGTATTTAAATGGACTAAATATTGATGAAAAGAAATGGACTGTTAGTGAAGGTATGTTAGGTAAATCATTTTATAAAACATATTTGAAGTCACATATTAGTAAGTCATACAATGATAAGATTGATAATCTAACGCAAAATTATGGTGACAATGAATGGCATATAGAATATAAATGTATTGGTATTAATAATCCAAAAGATGGTATTGCTGAGTATAGTATGATGTGGTTTCTTGATATAGATGATAATAGTATGGAGGATGGTTATCATCCGATTTTCATTGATAATATAAATACAAGTTCAGGATATTCATTATGTAGATGTGGAATGGATAGAGAGGATGAAGAACCAGATATATGGTCATTTAGAGATATTCTTCAAAATATCAATATACAACGTAGAAAAACAATGACTATGTTTTTTCAAACAAACAATTTATTTGGATCATAACAGTTTTTTTATTATATTATATTATATTTTATTATATTAAAAAAATTGATATATATATTGATTAATGACTTATAGAACAATTATAATGGTATAAATTTATGATTAACGAAATAATTGTTGATACAAGGAATAAATGGTATGGTAGATTAATTGAAGATGAATCGTATTTAAATGGACTAAATATTGATGAAAAGAAATGGCCAGTAGGAGACGGTACATTAAATAAATCGTTATATGAATCATATTTGAAACCGCATATTAGTAAATCATATAACAATAAAATTTACAATTTGATGAGAGACTATAATGATGAAGAGTGGTATCTTGAATACCGAAATATATATATAGATAATCCAAATAATGGTGAAACTGAATTTAGTATGATGTGGTTTCTAGACATTAATCATGAAGATGGTTATTATCTTCCAGTTTATATAAATAGAATTAATACAAGTTCTCCATTTGCATTTAGTATGTGTGGAATAGATAGAGAAGATGAGCTAGACGAAGAACCGATTATATGGTCATATAGAGAACTTTTAGATCATATTGAAATACAGCATAGAAAAACAATGACTAAATTTTTCCAAAAAAATAATTTTTTATAGACAATTTAGAAAAATCTGTATAATATTTTTTTTATAACTATTTAATATAAGACTATTTCAATTATCAATAATATGGATAACTATTCACATATTATTAATAAATTTAATATACATGAGGGCTTACTTCCAACAAAGTTGGTAGTAAGCCCCGACTCGGGGAGAAATTCTGAATCGAAGATTCAGAATTTCCTCCCTCATGATCCAATAATCGACCGACCTACCGAACTTTTAGAATTAATTAATGATTGTTTAAAACCTAAATCCCTCGAGAAAAAAGAGTTTGGTGAAGTTTTTACACCTATAAATTTTATTAATGATTGTATGTTAAAAGACATAGAAGATTATTGGTTCAAAAAATATAACGAAAATATTTGGACTAATGAACTCTTAAAATGGTATGATCCTGCTGCTGGTATGGGTAATTATCCTATCGCTATTTTTTACAAATTATTAGAAGGATTAAAAAATAAAATTCCTGATTATGAACTTAGAAAAAAACATATCTTAGAAAAACAGCTCTTTATGGGCGAACTTAATAAAAAAAATTGCCATCTTATTAAACAATTATTTAATATTGATAATAAATATAAATTAAATTTATATGAGGGAGATACTCTTAAAATAAATATATTCAAAGAATTTAACATCAATAAATTTGACATTATAATTGGTAATCCTCCATATAACGAACAATTTAATGATAATAATAATGCGGCATCTCCATTATATCACACATTTATCGAATTCTATTTAAATAAATGCTCTATCCTCTCATTTATTGTTCCCAATAAATGGTTTACTACAGGTAAAGGTTTAGATAAATTCAGAAATATGATGATAAATAGAACGGATATTGTATTTATTAAACCATTTTATGATGCCAGAAAAATCTTTAGAAATACAGTAAGTATAGAAGGAGGCGTTAATTATTTTTTAATAGATGATACATATAATGGTCTATGTGATTTTAACGGAACAATGGTAAAATTTAATAACTTTGATATTATTCTTGATGGTAAATTTTTTAATATCGTACAAAAATTACTTAATTATCCAAAAATTACACAACTATATATGAGTCAAGGATATTTTAATGTTCAAACTAATGACATACGATTAAAAACTATTGATGACATTTCATCTAATGTTAAAGATTATGTTAAATGTTATGTATCTCAACAGAAAGGATTTGTAAAATATATCCATAAGAAGGACCTAAAAAAGGGATATAATTTTTATAAAGTGATTACAGCAGAAGCAAATGGTGGTAAACGATGTTTTGGTAATATTTTTATAGGTAATACAGATGAAGTAAATACTGGTAGTTATATAGCATTTAAAGTTAACTCAAAAAATGAGGCAGATTCTTTGTTATCATATTTAAAATGTAGACTACCAAATTTCTTACTATCTTTGAGAAAAATTTCACAACATATCAGTGAATCTACTTGTAAATGGATCCCACTACCACCCTTAAATGTTCTATGGACTGATGATAAAGTTTATAAATATTTTAAATTATCTCGTGACGATATTACACTCATTAATTGTACTAATATTAAAGGTTATAATAATATACAATCTAATAACAAATTTATAATTAACAATATTTCTAATCTAATTCATAATGATATTACTAATTTAACATCTAATAATTTTTATAATTGTCTGAATAAATTGACAACTAATCTTTATAACCATGTTATTCTTACTGACATACATTCTAATAATCAATCTATTATCACTACAACAAAACCAACAATAAATGATGATAATATTGAAATAGATTTAAATGCTCCCAAGAAGAAACGAATTAGAAAGAAACCAACTATTCCAAGTCAAATTAATGATAACAATATAGCTACTGATTTTTAAACTTAATTTTAATTTATAATAGACCATATTATCGACTTTTATATTATATTATATAATAAAAAAATTGATCTTGGACAGTTATCTCTGATTATCATAATATCTTATAAATTATATAAGATGTTTAACATCTTATATAATTTATAAGATATTATGATAATCAAGAGTATAACTTTCCTCGATCCCTTTTTTAATATGGGCTCTATACTGATTTATTCTCTTTGATGTGCAACATCAAAGAGAATAAATCAGTATAGAGCCCATATTAAAAAATTGATATATTAATTGTTTATATATAAGATTAGATAAATGATTAGTATATGTTATGTTAGCTATGTCAAACACAGAAATAGTTGATAATTTTGTAGAAGTGCCATCTATAAAAATGTTGAAAAAAGGCAAAAATAAATTTGAATCAGTAGATTTAAAAAACTTGTTTGGTAATTATAGTGATCAAAATTTAGAGAGCATGTATAAAACATTAAAACAATATGAGCATCTATATAAAGATCAAAATGTATATTTATTTTTTCTTGCATATGAGAAAGGTCATCAATATAATGAAAATTGTGATAAATGTAAATCAGAACATGATGATCATCCATATGATTATAATTGTAATGAATGTAATTATTATCATAAAAATATAACGATGGATATAGAGTGTAAAATATGTAAAAAAATTCATATGAATCATTATTTTGACGAGAATTGTATAAATAAGTATTGTATTGATAACTATGTGATAAATAAACGAGTTCCATGTTTAGGATATGATCGAAGGAAACGATGTAATGGATATGAAACATGTAAAGGGCATGTTCATGGTCATAAATATTCGGACGATTGTAAGGAACTAAACTGTGAATTAAATATAAAAAATAATGGTAAATGTTATGGTTATAAATCAATTCATCATACACGGAGAAATAAAAGTATTCAAATCATAAAATGTTTGGAACATTGTAATTGTAGATGTATATGTAGAACATTAAATTGTAGATTTTTTGTTGATATTGATAAATGTAATTGTGTGTGTGATGATAATTGTAAAAATTATGAACTTCAATTAGGTGCATCTGAAGGTAGCAGTATGTATGATTTTGTATATAATGATGATAATACAGTTATAGAGCCAGTTGAACAGATGAGATATATTGGTCTTCGTTGTTTAAATGAAGAATTTTGTTTTGAAGTTGATCCAACTAATATTATTATGGATGAAATGAATTATAATAAAAAAATAACAATTAGTGATGATGGTTTTATTGTTGATGAGTATTTAAAAGGAGATCATAAAAAAGGTTTATTGTTATATAATGCATCAATAGAAATTAATCAAAATACAAATTTAAGATATTCAAATTATAATCAGGAGAACAATTATGATACAATAGGTCCTCGTATTGCAAATATACATATTAATATGTACACAAAAGATGAAAAAATTGCGATACAAAAAATAGAAGGAATTTTTAAAAACAATAAGTTTAATCCAAATGATAGTATCGCAGGTATCGTCATTGCACACGTTAGCTATTTAAAATATTTATTTCCTCATATTTATTTGAAAAATGAACACCAAAAAATTATTGTTGACAAACAAATTATTGAGTTATCTGACAATCTGACAAAAGCATCTAAAGAATTACAAGAAAAAATTAATTGTAATATTGGTCAATCTAATAGTAATTGTAATAATAATATTGCGGACGATGATGGAGCCCAGATCTCGGAATCGGGAAACTTTGTTTCCCGATCCCTCAATGAAAAAAATATAAAAATATATAATAGAAAAATATTTGAAGCAAGATCAAAAATACGATTAAATAAATTAAGAAAAATTCATTTGAGTCCAAGTGAATACAAAAAAATTTTTAATGAAAGCAAACAAGAAATCATTGAAATAGAAATTAACAAAAAATGTAATAGAGGGGAAGATTGTTTTCACTATCAAATGGGTCGCTGTAGATACATCCATTAATCTTATTTTATAAAATTAATTAAAGTTTGAAATATATATTATACATCAAAAAATTGATCTTGGCAAGATATTTCTGAGTATATCTTGCCTCGATCTCTTTTTTAATATAGCGGCCGCCATATTAAAAAATTGATATTTAAAATGATTATTAAATAATATAATATAATAAAAGCCATATTATGATATCAATTGAACATCTTGATTTTGACGATAAAATAAAATTAATGCGTGAATTATGGGACAATGCACAACCAACAGAGATGCATAAAAAGTTAGGTTTTGATGTTAAATTGAACAATGATGATCTTGAAATATCTGTTTTCCATTATACAGATAATTTATGTGGTAAATTAATTAGATTAGATTTAAGCAAATATATGGTTGATCCATCACATTATAACCAGATGTATGGACAAAATCAATTCCAAAATATATTAGATGCATTATTTGATAAAAATAAAAAGGTTATAATAAAGGAATGGTCATATGGTGATGAAAATTGTAAATGTAATAGATATTACGGAACATATAGCAAGCAAATAAAATATAAAGATGATGTTTATAAATTTATAGATCTATGTAGTAGATGTAATTGTAAAACATAATATTATAAATTATTAATTTTTTTATACAGAAAAATAAATATTACTAGCAGGACATATATCAATACCTAATTTATTTACTTTATAAATTTTTTCATCATCAATCAAATAAGTTACACAAGCCCATTTCCATTCAACCCAAATTTGGGGACCCTCTGGTTTTTCTATTTGTTTTACATATTTACAACGCATTCCAATTAAACCAGTAATACAATCTCTTGTTTTATAATCAACCGGTTTAAAAAATGGACCATATTTTATTATACAATCATATGGCTTCGTTTCAATCTTTTTTAAAACCTCTATAAATTCACTATTATCATGTAATATATATCTACCTGTTAATTTAACTATAAAATCTTCATCACAAATATTATAATGATTGATACAATCTTGAATGTCTTGTAATTCTTTAATACCCTTATTAATTGTCTGTATTGAATTATTATTTGTGTAATATACCTTATGATGTAAATCATTTAAAAATGTATTTCTTTCCCCATTATTATCAACTATAATAATCTCATAATTATCAATCCCATTATTAGCTATTATGTTTTTTAATTTTGTAATACCATTTATATATTGTTTTTTTCTGATTTCACAATTATTATATATACACGCTGTAACTATAAAATATATCATCCTTATTGATATTACAATATAAATATATAAATATTTTTAAACATAAAAAATTGATTTTTATTTATTATATATAACAATATATAGAAAATATTTATATATATAGATGAATAATATTAATTATTTTATTGATCAATTAACAACATCAATAACCACTCTAAATGTAATAGAATTTCAAGAATATATGGAACCATTAAAAAAAAACATAAATAAACTATATAATAGGAATAATTATGTTTTTGATAGTTTTTGTGAAGATAATATTTTGAATATATCTCAATTAGAACATTTTAATAGTAGCAATATCAATATATCTAATAATGATCTATGTGAAACTACTAAAAATACAATTTTAATGTTAATTAGTGATATCAATCAATTTATTGACGATTATAACAATAACAATAACAATAATAATAATCAATCAGAATCAGAATTAGGATTAAAATCAGAAAATGAAGACGATGATGAAGATAATTCTTTAAAAAATAACCATCCGATTGTATTAATAAACGATGAACCAAATCCTCTAAAAATAAATGATATCCAAAAAAATAAATATGATTATAAGGAAATAGAAAAAATAATTAGAGAATATAGAGATGTAAATGATCCATTGAATGTAGATATAAATAACAATATAGTGTATAAAAGAACGAGAAAAATATCGTTTTGTTTACGTAAATTAAAGATTCATTCATTATATATGAGGATGAGTAACATTTCGAGTTATCTTCATACATTAGGTAATATAGATTTACAAGATCTACAGAAAAAAATGGAAGAAACAAGTACGTTTCCATATTTTTGTAATCAATTGGACTCTATTATAGAAAATAATAAATTTGATGATTTAGATAATCTGAAATTTGTTTCAACATCTTTGTTGGTTATTTTAGAAATAAATCTAAAAAAAAAATAACAACCAATAATATTATAAAATAAAAATATAATATTATGGGCTCGTCGTGTAGTAAAAAAACAAACCGTATTGAACCAGTTTCTTCTTCAGATTCAGACACTTCTTCAGAAGTATCTGAAACATTAAGTGGACCAATGTATGAAAGAGAACTATTAAAACGCTTACACAATACAAGTATTAATATTGATTATAATAAATCAAATCCATTTTATGCGATGATATCTGATTATTATTATTATGATCATTAAAAAAATTGATCTTGGCAAGATATATCTGATTATCATATTATTTTATATTTTTATATAAGATGTTATACATCTTATATAAAAAATTGATTTTTAAATATCATAATTTATATACAATTAATAAATTATATATAAATATGAATTATGATTTTGAAAATAAATGGTTAACAGAAGTGGTTCCATTATTAGATTTACCTATTGTTAAGCAACGTATTCGTCAAGGAATTAATGATTTTATAGATAGTGGTAATGCCTGGAATAAAGATACTAACTATGATGAAAATAGATGTCCAGCTTCTTATGGTCGAAGTGATTGGTGGTTTTGTTACGTATTAGGAAAATTTAGAAAAGATAAAGGAAAGGAGTTGGTTAGAGAAGGAATAATGTTATCATACAAAGATTTCTGTAAAGATAGAGATTTTAATATGAAAGACGACGATTGTTATGAGGAATATTATGATTACCAAACAAAGATATTTGAGCCATATGTTAAAGAGTTTGAAAGAACAGATTATAGATCTCATATGGTGTTTTCGGCTTGTCATTGGTGGAATCCAACATTTGGAATAACAATAGCAAGAATATTATTTCCAGACGAGAAATGGAGAGTTGTTAGAGGTGAATTACATACTACTGTTGTAAATAAAAATATGACCAAAGTATTTGACATTATATATTATGATAAAGATGATAAATATAAAGGTGGACTTGAAGCAATCAAGATAACACACGATAATGATGAAGAACTATTTGATGATTATTTTGACGATGATGAATTGTCAAAAGCACTTGGACTTGAAATTCAGGATAGAAGTCCAGAATATGGAGAAAAAGGTTTTAATATAAGATATAAATATGATGCGATTAAAGATGTGGTAATCGTAAAATTGAAATATTTAAAATATTAATTGGACCAAATTATTTTATAAATTTAATTAAAGTATAGATATATATATATCTATGTTTAAATATTTATTTTATTTCTTTATTATTTTACACATTTGTTGTTCAATTGCATCTATATATTACTATACAAAAAAAGATCAAACTAAAGATGATGTATATAAATCTGTTAATATATCATTTTGGCCATCATCATTCACAGCAATAGTATGTATAGTGTGGCTAGTTCGTGTTATGTTTATACAAAGTGGTCCATCAATGTGGAACGCTACATCAATTGTATTATTTTGGCATGTATTGTTGATTTTTATAGTATTTATTTATCCAATTACCAAAGTTGGTTCTTATATATCACCAAAGAATGAGAGTGAAGTTGTTAACGATCCTGGAGTATTCGGATGTATGATAACATATCATATAATATGTATTATAACATTTGTTATATTCTCTTTTTTTAACGAAAATACAATTAGGAGAGATATTGGACTTAGTCTTTTATCAGTTGTTGCTCCTGCACCTAGACCTATATATACAAGAGAAGCAATTTCTCGTAAACTTTATAAACAAGCACCATTAATAGATGTAGCTAATAGGGGTAACGCATTTCCAAGAGATATAGCCAATATTGTTGGTGATTATGCTGAAGGACCTCAAGAATAAGTAAATAAAAAAAAATTTTAATTAAATTAAAATATAACACAATATTATATTTTATGCAATTCAGGTTTAAATATTTATTTTTATTTTTAATTATCATACATATAAGCTGTACAATAACGTCAATTTATTATTATACAAAAAAAAATAAAACACAAGAAGACAATAATATATCATTACCAACACGTAAGGTTCCCATACATTTGTCTACTGTCTTAGTCTCTATAGTCATAATACGAATTTTTATTGTCGGAATGCAACCACCACCGTTTAGTAAAACATTTATTTTATTGTCAATAACGACCGCATTTGTAATTTTATATGGGATTACTAATTTAATTTTTTTTATAAAAAAAGACTATGATGATAATAAAATGTTTGGTCCTGATATTGGAATGAACGTAGTATTTATTATATTGTATATTATATTATTATTAATGAATGAAAACATTTTTAGAGGTGATATTGGAGTTAGCCTTATACCGCCTCCTCCACCTTCTCCACGATATCCTCGAGCAGCGATTGCTAGAATAATATCGAAAAATTCTAATTTAATAGACGTTCGTAATAAAGGAAATGCGTTTCCAAGAGGAGTACCAGAGATTATTGGTGATTATGCCGAAGAGTGGTAAAAATAATTTAGGTCCAATTAAATGTAGCAATAATATCGTCAAATTTTCTAAATAATTCATCTTTAGTTCCATTATTATCAAAATCATAGTCTACATTTAATGTATCAATATATGTTTCAGATTCATGGACTACTATAAAATCATTATCATTTTTATCAATATTACGTTTAACACGGATGATAATCCCACCAAATTCTTTTATTAAAGCTATTTCATTCGGAAATCTCAAATCTGTTAATACAATTTTTTGATCCGGATTTGTTTTCCACATTTCTAATATTTGCCTCTTTATAACTTCTATCCAAATATTATTACCAACATCTGGTAATACTTTTTTCATTTGATGTCTAAACAGATCAGTTCCAACAAATTGCATTATTGTTCTCGGACTCACTTTCCAATAAGGATCTATTTTTTCTTTATCTTCACCATATAATTGTTCATCATTAAAATGAAAAACATCTCTTAATACGTCTTTTAATGGATCCGCAAATGCTAATCTTTTATATCCATATTTAAATAGATATTTTCCTAATGTGTCTTTACCATTGAATTTTTTACCTGTTACACCTATTATTAGTGGCATTTTATTAATATTTTTTATATTACTAATTTCACTATTCAATGGTTGTTGAATTTCACTTTTCAATGGTTGTTGAATTTCATCATTAGATGGTTGTTGAATTTCACTTTTCAATGGTTGTTGAATTTCATCATTCGATTGTTGTTGAATTTCACTTTTCAATGGTTGTTGAATTTCACTTTTCAATGATTGTTGAATTTCATCATTAGATGGTTGTTGAATTTCACTTTTCAATGATTGTTGAATTTCACTTTTCAATGGTTCGTTATTTATTATCGGAGTATCGTCCACACCATCTGTTTGTGTAGACATATCTTTATTATTAAAAATTCTATAAATATTTCGATTATACATTGACGATAATAAAGTTTTATACATTTTGTTATAATGATATATTAATAATATTATGTTTTAAATAATATTATTAGACATATTATAAATCAATTTTTTTATATTGGTATATTAGTCATTATACATTTCAGTATAAATACTATAACCATATACGCTTGATCATCATTGGTTTTAATTTTGACACATATCATAATCGTGTGAATATTGAATATTATTAGAATTCAAAATATAAAAAACATCATCAATATTGGTTGCATTTAGAATTTGATTTTTAATTTCATTATTAATAAATTTATCAACATTATTAACACCAACAATATATTTACTATATGTATCACCATTAATTTCCTGAAATCCTTTTACATAACATAGCTGTTGATATAAACCGTATGACATCAAATATAATTTACTCATCTTAATAATGAATTCTTCATGACTTAATTTTTATATTATTATTAAATTATATTAAAATATTTAAAAAATAATATCTATATATATAACAAGTATATGGAGTAATTCATATAAAATACAATTATAGAGTAATACTATAATTATCTCGATAATATTTTATATTATCAAGATAATATGGACATCATATTATCGGACAATATTGTTTTACAATAATATTATTTTTTACCAATTGATTTATTAAAATATGCCTTCATAGAGTAAGCATCTCGATTGCTTACCATAAGAAAGGAATATAATAAAATCATTATGAGAGTGAATAATAATATTATTATAAAATGGTATCAAGTAATACTATCATTGAATAGTTAGTAATTAATAATTAATGGTTAATGATATTAAATATCATTAAATGGTTAATAGTTAATATGATCATTAGATTGTGTTAATTATTTATATTAAAATACCACAATATGGTATATTAATAATATTACTACAATTATAGAGCGATACTATAATCATTTAGATAATAAAATTTTATTATCTCAATGATCAAATTTAAAC